AATTGCACCTGGTTTTAATTTAATTCTTCCTATGTCATAGAAGTTATCTCTTTGACCTGTATCTAAATCAAATCTATCTGTAATATCTGTATCTGAAGCACTTGCAGAAGCACCAAAGCCACTAGACATATAAACATTTTCTAATTTATAAACATCTGCTTTTCCTAAACCAATCACACCACTTTCTATTGTTGATTGAGATGATATAGCAACTGTTTCGTCATTGTTTAATGATTTTGTTTTTGAACCTGCAACCGTTCTTTGTACAGTTGCTAAAATTTTTACTGTATGTCCATTGAAATTTGCACCAAAATCTAATTGTAATGTTTTACCTGTAGGAGAACCTTGTAACTCAAATAATGCATCACCTTCGTGGTTATTACCTGATAAATTTAATACATCACCTACAGAACCAGTTGAACCTGCACCAGTTGTCATAATTGTAACTGTAAAGTCATCACTAGCGTAAGAAGCAAACGTTTCGTTTGTACCAGCAGTGATTGTTGCATCACCATTAGATGATAATGTAGCAGTAAACTGTCTTCTTACATTAAAGTTTGTATCTGTAGCACCACCATTTGTAGTTGTTTTTAAAGTTTTAACTGTAGTTTGTGGTAAATTAAATATTGAAATGTTGTTTTCAGGATTATTTAATTTTGCTCTTCTTCTAGTTGCAACACCAGCAGTTGTTACATCTGAACCACCTACGTTTGCAGTCAATTCTAATTCTGTATTACTTACGATATATTTTACTAAACCTGTTACTGAACTACCTGCATCATTTGTAAATGTAATTGAGTCACCTATTTTTAAATCTGTTTCAAAACTTGTACCTTTACCAAAAACAGTTGCGTCTGAGTTTGCGATTGAAACGTTACCTGTTAAGGTTGTGTTAGTGCCATAAGTAGATGTTAAATCAGTGTCGGCAGTGTACGTTGGTGTGCCTGCCATACCAATTTGTTTAACAGCAGTAATATCTTTTAATGCAACTGCCTTAAATCCTAATGCGTTAGATTGTAAAGTTAAAGATGCATTTGAAGTTTGTCCTGTTACAACTTCTCCAGCACTAAATGTACCCTCTACATTACCAACAACAATTGTTGTATGCTCTACTGTAGGTGCTGATGAAAATGAAGTTACATTTATTGCAGTTGTTCCGTTAGACGCATATAATTTAAATGTGTTTGTATCCACATCTCTAGCAGTATAAACTGTGTCATTACTAGTAGCAGATGAATCTATTTGCCAACTACCACCTGTTAATTTAATTTGTTGACCATCTGTAATTCCGTGTGATGCCAAAGTAACAACACCAGGACTTGCAACTGAAATAGAAGTTACAGCAGTATTTTTTGTTGCAGTAACACTTTGTACAACACCTGTTGCGCCTGAAGTTGTACCAGATACTATTTCACCAGTTGTATAAGACGCTGTACCTAAAGCATTTAAGTGTGTAAACATTTCAATATCAAAAAGATAATGTCTGTATATTGAAGATGTTGCATTAATATCATCTGTTTCTGTTGCAGATACAGTTTCATATCCACGTGATTTTGCTCTACCGATTTGTGGAACTGTTGTACCTACTGTTGAAACTTGTGTTCCTCTTGCACTTGTAGCAGTGTCAAAAAGATTTACTGTTTTAAATGCCTCTACATCACCAGAAACAAACCCAATATCAGGTGATCCATAAACATTAGTTACATTTATAAAGTTTTTTGTATTAAATCTTGTTTTGTGATTGTTTGCAGTTTCAAAATCTCTTGCTTTATCTACGTCAACAAAAGTTGTTGTCAATATTTCTGACTCATAACCTTTAACATATGCCTTAAATGGTGAAACCCCAACAGCCAGTTTAGTTGCTAAACCACCATTACCTGAAGTAAAGATACCTCTGTTATTACCATCAATTAAATGTTCTCTAACATCAAAATCAGGATTAGATAGAACGTAGTCACCTGATTCGTCAAATGTTCTTCTTGCCAATGTATCTTCTAAAATATTATATTCTGTTGATCTTGTTTGAGATTTAATTTTACCATTTTCTACTCTTAATACTTCAAAAAAGTTAGAATCTTCAGTAGATGATAAAGTTTTCTTAGCAAGTGTTAGTGCAATTTTAAATCTGTGAGCACCTGGAGCATTAACGTTTGAAGAACCAGCCGCATTATCATTTAGTGACGAGTCATCATTAGGAGTTACAAAAGACTCTGTAGATAAAAATCCTACTCTGTATGATGGTGTGTTAGTGTATTTGTCTAATACTAAAGTTTGTGCATCAACTTGAACATAAAAACCATTAATATAATATACACCTGCTTCTACTGATACGGCAGAACCTGTCGCAGTTGTATTTACAACAGCAGTTGGTGTACCAGATGCGTCTGAGGTAATTGTTTCTCCATCAGAAAATACAGCATCTGAATTATTAGTACCTGTTTTATTATACTTAACAAATAATGTATCTGGATCAGTACCATCTGTAACTGAAACACCAATAACTTCAGCAACAACACCTGAAGTACCACCTGTTACAGTTGATCCATTATAAGTTGATAAACTTGAAGCCGACTTAGAAGTTAATTTAACAGCATAGTAATTTTTATCAAAACCTATTTGGCCAGGAATGACCATTGCACCTTGTTTGAAAAAATGGTCACCCATTCTCTCAATCTGGTTTTGTAATATTGTCTGTGATTGTGTTAACTCTCTTGCCTGTACAGCAAATGATGGTCTGAAAAGTATTCTATGAAATTTTTTACTTTCCGTAAAATCATCATAATAAGGCGTGAGGTTAAAGTCAGTTGGACTTGGCATTTATTTCCCTCTAAAATTCAACAATTAATTTAACGTTCTCTGTTTGGTCTGATGCTCTTGTTATAGGTGCTCTGTTTTCTACGTAAATAACATCACCAGTATCAGCATCTATTTCTCCGTTTGCATAACCACTTGTCAATGAAACATTATTTACTGTTTCAGTTGTAGTAGATGGTGTTCCTGTTGCACTTGAAGATTGTCCTGTAATTACGTTAGCACCTGAGAAAGCAGTTTGATTACCATTACTGTCAACGCCTTCATCATTGAATCTTGTTTGTATGTAATATAAAATTCTGTTTGATGCGTCCCATTCTACAACTTTACCTACAGCACCTGTAGTAGCCTGATTAATTTCTTCATCAACTGTAAATGTGCCTGGTGTAGGAGATGCCTCAAATCTTACTGCCTTCATACCTCTTAATGTATTTGCACTTGCAGCCGAGCCACCTGAGTTTGGATCTCTGATTAAGCATACTCTTCTAAAATCGTTTTCAGTAGTAAAGTCACCTGAGTTAGATACTTCACCACCTTCAAAGTTAACATTCATCATTACAAAGTAACCACCTAATTCTTTTACAGCGTTAAATCCGTGTCCACCTTTTGGTTCAATAATTACATCAATTTCTGAACCTGATAAACCAGTTGCACCTGCTGATACTATGTCTGAATTTCTAATATATGCAAAAGTATATCCAGTACCTGGAGTTGTAATAGTAACTCCTGTTACAGCACCACCAGCAACAGTCACACTTGCTACACCAGAAGAACCATCTCCTCTAATTGCAACGCCTGTGTGTGTACCGTTTGTACCACCTGAACCTGCAGTTTTAATTTTTGCAATATTAACAGCACCATCTACAGCGGCCGCAGAAACAGTTGAGTCTGTTGCAACTGCCATAAAATCTGTTGATAAAAAGTTTGCTTGTTGTGAAGCAGAAAGTGTGTACATATATTTCCATTTGTAACCATCAGCAGTTGTTAAAATAGATGTTGATGTACCAGTTGGTTCTGTAGTAGAAGCCGCATTACCGTTGTTATCTAAACATTTGTAAACATTAAATGCTGAAGATACAACATAGTAAGTTGCATCCCACAATGAAGTAGCACCACTATTTGCAGTTTGTGTAGATGTTCCACCTGTTACTCTTTGTCCATAATCATGTCTATAGTAATCATAAACTGTACCTGTAGTCCAATTTCTTCTAGGAATAACAAAACTAATATCTGAACTTGTTACTTTTTTTAATGCCAACAAATCATCATAGGTATAAAATTCGTCTGATACTGAATCGACAGGTGTTAATGGTGCAGAGTCAGAACCTTGGTTATCTGTTCTACTGTCACCTCTTGTTTGTGTTGCGAATGCTTGTGGTCTACCAATACCTAAGTAATAGACATTTGGAGACGCCTCAGAGAATGATTCTGAGAACTGCTCTGAATTGTGTATTCTAAATTTGTTTGTTATGATCGCTGGCATAATCAGTTCTTCCTTTTATTTATAATTATATTTATACAATTTCAGTTAATGATTTTTTATAAAACTCATTATTATTTATAGCGTTTCTAGTTATATAATTTAGCTCTTTTACCTGTCTTGTATAATCATTTTTCGCCCTTTCGTATAGACTTTTACTTATCAGGTCTTGTTTGACAAGTGAGCTATCTAGTATGTTCATTCCTAGTAATATTTGTAACCATAGAGTGTTTCCTAGTGCTAGTTTTGAAAATATATTGTAATCAGAACCTACAGGTGGTCTAGTTTTCCATAAATCTAACATATGTTTTAGACTATTCGTTAGTCTGTCATTAGAAGATGCCTGTTTCCAAAACTCTGTATCAGTTCTTTTAGACCTATAGTGTAGTATTATAAAATCTCTTATATTGTCCCACTTCTCACATATATTTTTATTGTAATCTTCTAAACCTTTTTCCATACAATATATAAAATAATTTACTTGAAACACTGACATATGAATAGATGTGGCTTCTAATGGTTCTACAAATGCAGTAGATAGACCTATTGTTAAAACATTTTTATGATATGGCTTTTCTAATCGACCAGAATTAAAAGAAATTATTTTTTGAACCTCTATTTTTTCTCCAATATATTCTTCTATCTCTTGTATCGCTTCATCATCACTTATAAATTTATCACAAAACACATAACCACAACCTTTTCTATGTTGTAAAGGTATCTCCCACAACCAACCATGTTTTAATGCTGTTGCTTGAGTGTAATTTTTAATAATTGTGTCTTCTTTATTCTTAATATGAAAAGTGACAGCTTTATTTACTAATAAATTGTCTTCATAACTTTTAAATTTTACATTATCACATAATAATCTTCTAAAACCTGAGCAATCTACAAATAAATCACCATTAATTTCACTTTGATTGTCTGTATAAACACTTTTTACGTTGCCTTTTTCATCTTTATTGACTTTTACAACTTTTCCATCTATATATTTTACTTTTTTTTCTTTAATTAAGTAATCTTTAATATATTGTCCAACTTTAAATGTATCTAAATGATATGCAGTGTGATTTAATTGTATAGGTATGTTATTAACAAATGGTAATTGATTATTTTCCATCAAACTTGCTTGAGTTGATACAAATTTTTTATTTTCTGCTATGTGATATAATCTGTAATAGTCGTAATCTGATATATCATAACCTAATGGCGAATTAAAATAATCATTTCCATTTAACCAATTGACATGTTTGATACCTAACTTATAAGTAGAACCTGTTTTTTTAAAAAAATCTACTTCATCTAAATTATTTTTAATTAAATCTGAAAATTGACCAGTTGTACTTTCACCAACACCTATAATTGGTATCTCTTTTGAAGAAACTACAGTTATGTTGTGATTAGTCTTTGAAGAAAAATTTAATGCTGTAGACCATCCAGCTGTACCACCACCTATAATAACAATATTCATAATATAATGTTATTTATTATTAATTAGGATCGTTATCTGTTATTGTGTTACCGTCAGCAACCCATTCCATTAAGGTATTGTAATCTGTGTTCTCAGTTGATATAGGAACATTTCTAATTTTACTATCTGTTGTAATAGTTACTTTAATACCACTTTTAGAATAAGATGAAGGACTATCACCTGGCTGATCTGCCAAGTATAGATATTCTGCCGTGTTTATATTATTTTTGTTTATCATTATAACTCCGCATTAAAAGCCATATCATTTGTAGCAGCATTTGCATTATACATAGCGCCTGTACCTAAACTGTTTGAGTTTTGATTTGCATTCCAAGAAAATCTATAAAGGTGTCCACTTTCAGTGCCATCATTAGAAACAACTTGTAAGTTACCTGGTACACAGTTGTTATCATTACTTAAAGCACCTCTGCCTGTCCAAGAACCTGAATATTCTGTTGTAGCATTTGTTCTCATTGAGTGTGGTAAATGTAAAACTCCTAATTGAGCTTGACCAGACCAACCATCTGAATGTGATGGTGCAAAAGTATATTGACCCATATTAATACCAATTTTTTGATAGTATCTACAACATCTCATTTGTTGAATTTCGTGTGGTAAGGTCTCAAAATCTGTGGCTGATGATCCAACCTCTAATTGTATTCCTGTAATATACCATATGTTTGATGTGCTATCTGCAAGATTGACTTGACCTACTGCTCTGTTGGCATCTGTTAAAGAAGCCCAAGATGTTGCTAAAGTACCAGATGTATAATTTGTTCCAGCAGCTAACCAAAAATTACACTTTATACTTGTTGAGTTATTGTTTGTTAAAGCTCCAGTAGTATCTCCATCATAAGTTATTGTTTTCTTTTCCCAAGTATCGGCTGATGAAATTGTATAAGATTTAGATATTGATCTTGTATTATTATCATCAATTAATTCAACAATATATGTACCAGTTTTACTTGATCGTACCCAAAAAGACATTGTAACACTTTCAGCATTTGCAGTTCCTTTTTTTAAATGTTGCAATTGTTGGCCTTCTAATCTTTGGTCAATTCTTAAATTATCTCCTGCTGCTAAACTACCTTGTGCAGTTGTGCAATCCATTTTTAAAGATTTTCCAAAACCTTGACCAGTAGGAACAGTTGAGTCTTGCGACATTGTAAATTGATAACTAGGTGAACCACTTTCTCTAAATCCAAATCTATCAACTGTATGATAACCACCACTACCATTTGTTAATCCTGTAGCAGAGGTTCCTCTTTGTGCTATTTGCATATCTCCATTAATAATTAGATTTCTAAAATTAACACCACCTTGACCACCTAATCCTGTTGTTAAGTTATTGGCAATTGTTCTTGTTATTGATCCCATATTTTTATCCTAAATACCTGAACGTAATTTCTGCTGAAGAAGCAGGCGCCGTTACAAAAGTTAATGTTGTTCCTGAAATTGTATAGTCTGTTGTTGGTACTAAACAAATACCGTTTACAAATACTAACATATCATTAACTGTTCTACCACTATTTATTGTAAAACCTACTGTGGTTCCATCACCAACAGCAGTACCAGAACTAAAATCTCTACTACCAACAACTTCTATTACATGTCCCATATATGCATGAGCACCACATTGGTAATATAATGTGTTTGGTGTATCTTTATCAATAGTTATTTGTACATATGCACCACCTGATCCAGCAGTTCCATTTGTAGTAACATTTGTTGTATATGCCACTGATTTTGCTGGGTCTCTATAAAATAAAAGTGGGTGACCAGAATTTGAAGAATCTGAATTGTCAAATCTGTAAATACCTGGCGCAAGTTGTAAAGCAGGTCCTTGATCTCCATCAATGACATATTTGTTTGATGAACCTGTACCATTATAATAATGTTCAGCAGTTTGTGTTGCAACTGTTACAGTAAGTGTTTTAGTTGGTGTGTTTGATGATGATCTATGTGAAATATATCCAACATCTTGTACAGTTGCATTTGCTTGATCTAAATCTGAACCACCTGAAAATCCTGTTAAAGTAATTGTGTTTGATGAAACTGTTGATGTTACTGTACCTGCTAATACAAGTGTTTCACCTAATGCAACAGTATCCTCTGAAGAGTCACTACCTCTAACTGTAATTGTTGAATTAGCTAATTTTGCGTTTGCGATAGAACCAGCTAATTGAGCATTTGTAATACCAGCACTACCTGATAAATTAGATGTAGTTAAACCTGTAATCGTATTACTACCAGCAGCGATAGTTTTATTTTCAAGTGTTTGTGCTGATGTTTTATCAACAACAGTAGAGTCTATTGCAACTGATAAAATATCTGTAGCAACACCTGTTGTAGTAATACCAGTACCACCTTGTATTGTAAAGTTATCGTTAGTAGAAATAGTTTGGTTTGAACCACCATCACCAATGACTGTAAAAGATGATGTTGCTGTTACAGTATTTGCTTCAAATTTACTAGTTGAACTATTGTAAACAAGTGCTTGACCATTTGATGCACTAGACGTATCTACATTTAAAGTAGAGCCATCTCCTAATGCAGTATAAATTTCATTAAAGTTATCGTTAATTAGATCACCACCTGCTCTAATAGTAGAGCCTGTACCGTCATTTGCCGTTGTTCCAATGTTAATACTTTGTTTTGCCACGATTGTTTCCCTTAATAATTATATTTATAATCTTTTTTATATAGTATCAAAAGTTATTGTTCCACTATCAAAAGTTATGCCTGTTTCATCAAAACTATCATTACCTTGGTTTAATATCTCTGAAGGTATTGCGAAATTAGTTTTAACTTTTTGTTCAAAATCTGCTAAATCTAGTGAGTTTCCATCTAAATCACTATTTAAGAAACCTGTAAATGTTAAATTAGATATATCTTGTATTCTAACGTTGTTTGCATAGTTTTGAAATAGTAAAAAGTCACCTACCGATTTCAAATAAGGACCAGTTACAGGAACACCATAACTTGTAGTGTTACTTCTATAAGTTGATCTTTCTTTAATTACAATAGGACCTAATGTAAATGCTCTCTTTAAAGTAATATCTCTTGTATTTGCAGTAAAGTGGTCAGCAGTTGAATCTGTAAAATCAGGATCAACACCTAATTGAGGACTTGATCTTAAAGTTGTACCATCATCAACTGTTCCTAATCTTCTACCAAAAATAGTAGAGAATAAAGTATTTAATACATCTTGTATTGGTGTACCAGTTACTCCAGAATTTATTGTTGTTATATTTCTTAATTGAACATCTATTTGATTTTGTATATCAACTTGACCTGTAAAATAAAAACCAGCAGAGTGAACTGTTTTTTTGAAACTATCTCTCCAATCATTTATTGATCTACCAACTTTAATTACATATGAAAAGTCCTGATAGTATAAACTGTCTTGTACTTTCATAGTTGTTTCTGATATATGTCCATCTTCATTTAAGAAAGAACCTGTACTATCAATTACGGCACCTACAGTTGCAGTAGCAGTTGATTGGTCAAATATTTTTATAGTTGCAGTTGCACCTGAAGTTCCACCTGTCAAAGTAACATCTGTACCAAAAGTACCAGTTACATCTGATAATTTAATAATGTTTGTATTTGTATCTATAGAAACAAAAGTACCTGTAACACTTGTTGAACCATCTGAACCTGTTGCTGATACAGTTTCACCTACAGTATAAGAACCTGATCTATTTGTAACTAAAAGATAAATTGGTAATGTTAAAGTAGGTGGTGTAGGTGATTGTTCAAATAATGAACCTGGTTCAATAACTTTAAGAGATAATATTCTACCAATTTGTGAACTATATGCAAAGACAGTGGCACTAGAACCATTTGTATCATCAACCTCAACTTTAGGTAATGACAAATAATTTGATCCAGCATTTATAATTCTAATATCTGTAATATCACCTGTGCCTGTATCTGCCTCTTGTACAATTTTATTTCCTGTGTATGGATCACCTCTTGTTGTTTCATCTTCTAATACTATGTGATCTGTTGCATCCATACCTGTTGTATATGCCTCTGGTGCAATACCACCATTAACAACAGAAACTTTTGCAGTTGCAGAACCACCACCTGTGTCTGTATTTGTAAATTCAATATCATCACCAATTTCATATCCACTACCACCATTTTCAATAAAAAACTGTTCTATACTTCCTCTACCAACTCCATCAACTTGTATGTTACCACCTACACCACCAGTGGTTAATGCAACACTGTCAGAGGTGTTGTACAATGAACCATCATTATTAATTGTAATTGTTTTAGGTAAACCTGTAATACTTGCTTTTATAAAAGTATCATCATCATCTGTTGCAGTTCCTCTAATTTCTTCACCAACTGTAAATGTGCCAGATATTGTATCTTCATTTAAAATAAATTCTGAAACTTCATTTGCACCAATTTGAAATTTAAATACGTTTTCTACAATGGCAGTTGCTTCTGAACTTTGTCCTGTAATCGTTCTACCAACTAAATTTGAAGTGTCACCTACGGTTGCAATTGCTCTTAAAATTTTAGATGTATTCCAATTACCATCAGACGTTCTTAAAATATTTTCTCTAGGATAAATTGTTTCTGCTGTTTCATTAAATAACATTCTAAAAAATATTTCATTTGCAACAGACGAACCTTTTGATCTATATAAAGATTTTATATTTTTAATTAATTTTCTTTTATCAACTTCATCATCTAAAGTTTCTGGTATTGTATGTAAAAACTCTTTTCTAAATTTAGATAAAAAACTTGCAATAACTTTATCTGGATCTCTAAAATTAATTAATTCTTTTATTGAGTTTACAGGATTTGGTCTGTAATTTGATAAGGTTGCACTTGCACTTGAATCAGCACCTACAATAGTTTCATCAACTTTAAATTTATCTTGTGCTGAAATATATAATTTATTATTGTCAATATCTGAAGCAAGAACTGTTGCAGTTGCATTTGAAGTTTGACCAGTTATTGTTTCACCAACAATAAAATCTCCATAGGTACTATCTTCTAATAATATTTTATCACCAGCATCTAATAGTGTTCTATCTGAACCTAACTTAGATGAGTTTAGTATTAGATTATTTGTTTGTGCAGTTTCAGTTTCTAATTGAATACCATCTGTAGTTTGTACATCTGTCAAAATAATTTGAGCAGATTCCATAAACGTAAAATACGTTTTTACAAATTCTAAAAATTTAGGATGATCTGATAAAACAAACTCGGGTGCTTGACTTTCTATCAGGTTTGATATTTTGTCAGTAAACTTTGCCATTTACTTAACCCCTAATAACTACTGGTTGTCGTATAACCTACACCTGCGTCAGCAGAACCACCAACGAAGGTATCTGCCTCTACTGTAATTGATGAGTTAGCAACATCTATTTGTACGATTTGATTTCTTACAGGAACAATATCATTTGAACTTGGACTCACTGTTAACTCTATGACAGTTGATGATGAACCTCTAATATTTTCTACTGAAGAAACATTTAAAGAATTTATTGTAATTTGACCTGTTGTATAATTAATAGTACCTTGTGTATTATTTACATAGTTTCTAACAGAACCAGTTAAATAATATCTTCTTACATTACCTTGTCCATCATCATCTAAGTAATAAACATTTGTAGTATCTCCATCTACTTTAAAACCTGAACTTTCTAATATACCACCTGCACTAGCATTATGACCAGAGTGTGGATTGTATAATGCATTTCTAAAATAAACATCATACTTAGTTGATGAACTTAAAGTTGGTGTAAATGTTTTTCTAATTTTTAGTGTTGTAATATTAGAAACAATACTGTTATCAGTGTCATCAATTAATCCTGTAACTTTCGAATATCTGAACACACTATCAAACTGTTGTAATGTATTTGCGTTGTAAGTATTTAAAGTAGATATGACATCTGATTTTAAAGTCGTTGCAGTTTTTGATGTTGCAGCCTCATCATACTTAACTGTAGATGTTAATAAAATATTTGTAGTTTCAGGATCAACAATTTCTGGTCTAACAGACGCAACATTATATTTTTGTAGTTGTGTAACAATAGAATTTTTTGTAGCAGTTGTTAACGTTGAACCTGATTTTGCTTTTATAGCAATTTTTACAACGCCATATACAGGTGTTTCTTCGTCTTCACCACCCCATGCACTAACTGATTGTGCATTAGGATAAATTGATTTAACTCTAGTTTCGTAATCACTAGTTGTAACCACTCTGTCTTGTGCTTCATAACTTAATGGTGCATTAAATCTAATTGACTCTTTTGTTTCTGCCTCACTACCACCTTGTGCATTTGAGTTTACTGTAATTGATACATCTGTAAAACCACCAATTGAACCTGATAGTGCAAAAGACGAAGCGCCATTGGCTTCAACTTTATTTGTAACAACGTATTCAAGTATAACAATATTACCATCTGATAATTTGTTACCTAATACACCATCACCAAAGTAAACTTCGAATTTATTGTCATCTGTTTCTTGTAAGAAATATACTTTTGATGTTGATGTGATTTCTCTTAAACCAGTTGATAAAACATAAGTTGATGTAGTAGTATCAGTTGCAGAGTTTTGAATTGTAACTTTTAAAGTTGAAGTATCTGCATTTGGTGTTGGTATTAAAAATTTTTGATCTACGTCTGAACTATCTACAGTATATCTAAAAGTGTTTAGTGTACCTTCGTAAATATCTACGTTTGAAAATCTATAAACACCTTCAGATGGTGTTATCGAAGTAGCCGCATTAGTTACAAATTGATAACTAACATTTTCGACTGTAGTTGTAAAAACTGTTCCTTTTGGCATTGTAACTGAAGCACCTGATCCATTATTAATTAATATATCAATATTTGCAACAGGTGACTTAGGAGATGATGGAGTATAACCTAACATCTTTGCAAGTGAAACTATATTTTTTCTTATGTCTGCTGAGTCTAAATACATTTCATTTGCTAACATATTAGCATTGAAACCTAAGTAGTGTGAATTGTAAGCAAGTAAATCTAAAAGAATTGCAAAGCCAGAACCTTCAAAATCATAATCCTGAAACTCTGATTGGTTTTGTAAGAATAGTTTTAAATTTGATTTTATGTCATCAAAATCGAAATCTGAAACTACTAATTTATTACTTGGCATCTTATCTTAATCTTTCTAAAAATGTTTCTACTGTAACTGGTGCAGAATTACCAACTACATAAAACATAATTCTTAAATCATATCGGTTTCTATCAATATCTGGTCTTGCGATTATTTGAACTAATTTAATTCTTGGTTCAAAATTATCTAAAACTTCTTGTACTTTTCTTTGCAAGTTTAATGCAGTCAAAGGTGATACAGGTTCAAATAAAATTGACCTTACATTTGAACCAATCTCAGGATGAAAAGGTCTCTCGTAATGAGAAGTATTAATTAAATTTCTAACACTTCGTTTTACTGCCTCAACATCTGTTAGTTTATTAACATCATTAGTAACAATATTACGACCAAAATCTAAATCTAAATCTGTATAGATTCTGGTTGCTCTTTTACTTGCATTATTGTTTGAGGCATCATAACTTGGCATAACGCTAATATTTATACACTATCCAGCAGATACATTGGAAGAACCTGTAGCAACTTCACCACAAATATCTGCCGTATCACCTACTACAACAATAACTTTACCACCTACTTTTACAGTAGATTGTGTACCAGCAGATATAGTTTGAGGTATATGAGGTGCTACGCCATGTCCTGCAACACCATCACCATCAACTATAACAAGTTCACTGTTTACTTTAACAGTTGTTTGACTAGGTATTAAATCACCACCTGCAGTATCATTATTTCGACTAACGGCTGGCATTTTGCTTTTCTTTTCTAGCCTTGTTACGTGCTTCTTGCAAAATCGCCTGTCTTAATTTTCTACCAATTGGTATAACAACTGAATGACACATCTCTTTGCCTTTTTTGCTGATATACTCAACGTTTATCATTTTATCTTTGAAATCTGATTGTACGGCTCTAATTGCCTTTTTTAAACTGACTTCTTCTTTTTCTTTTTCATCACCACTTTCATTCCAAAATTTAAATAATCTCATCTTTGCCATTATTATGCTCCATTAAATGAATCTTCATCCAAATCATATTTTGTTTCTGCCTCTATATCAACATCATGTCTGCAATTACCACAACACTCGATTTTGTATTTTTCACCAAATTCGTTTACTACCTCTTGCTTGCATTTACCACCACAGTGGCAATCGTGTCCACAATTTTGACAAGTCATTTAACTATGTCCTATATGTTATCAAATTTAACTTGGAAATCACTCATTAACGCATCTCTACCTTCTTGTGCGCCAATAGTTGCAATTTCTCTATCTCTTAAAGCAGTAACTTTATCGTCACCATAGTCATTTACAAATAATGCTTTAACTTTTAGTGAACCGCTACCTGATTTAATGTCTTCTTTTGTTGGTGAAGAAGGTATATCGTCTAAATTGAAGTAGGTTTCTTCTACTCCGTTTCTTGTTATGACAATTTTTTCACCATCTTCGTTAATATTCCAATCTGACATGATTTTCTCCTATAAAAAAATTAATTAATTTAGTAATATTTATCCATAATTAAAATAAACATTTAAAAGTTGCATAAGCCGTACCACTTTTTAAAAAATCTGTAAAATTTTCTGTTGATTCGATTTTTTTTCTTTCAAAATCTCCATATTTTGGAAAAAATTCACATTTTTTTATATTTTTTCCACAATTAGAACAAAACAAGAACAAAATAAGTAAAAAAACGTTGATTTTTAAGGGTTTTTTTGTAAAAAAAGTCATTTTTTTGCTTGACTTTTGTATTTAGTTGTGGTAATGTAAAGCATATGATAAACAAAAACATAAAAAACAACAATAAGGAGAAAAACACTATGAAAAAAATACTTGAATATATGACAATCGCAATGTCAATACTAGGAACTTTCTGCATGATCGGTGCTGTAGGTTCTATAGAAGTTGACAAATACTTACAAGGCGGATCAATGGCAATGTTAGGTATTGCTAGTTTTATTCTTGCTTTATATTCACAAACTTTATATTCAGAGGAGAAATAATATGATAAAAGTAACTGAAACTGCTAAAACTTTAGAACAAGGTATTAAAAATATGATGTCTGGTGCTAAAGATGATTATAAAAGATGGTCTACAAACGCACACGGTGAACAATCACAATGGGCAAAAGACTCTGTTGCTGAGTGGGACAGTAAAACAAGAATTTCACAAGGTAAGAAATACATCAAAGTAGCACAAGATACTGGTGTTTTTTGTTTTATTGTAAAAGAAGCATTTAAACATTTTAAAAAAGGTGATATATTAAAAGCCGCTGGTTGGAATGCACCTGCTTTAAACTCTGCTAGAGGTAATGTACTTGAAGGCAATTATGCAATTCAATGGACAGGACCTTTATACTTAAAATAATAAAAGGAGAATATTATGAAAAATGAACAACTAAGAAAAGAAATTTTAGAAGTTGCAAGAAAAGTAGGTGCTACAGAATCATCTATTGTTTGTGGTTCATTGTTTTGTAAGTTTAATGCAAATATTCATAACGTGCTTGCAAATAATCTTAAAACTGTTTTACAGAAATTTTTTGATAAACGTAAACCAAATGATACGTTAGTTAAGATGTCAGGCGCTTTACCTGATTATGAATATGCCTACGACTTTACACCAGTTGTAGATTTTAGATTAAACGAATACGGAATTTAGAGTTACCCTATAAGGGTTGTTTTTTCCCTACTAAGGCTGGAAACCTTAGTAGGGTTTTTCTTTTTAGATACCTTGTAATCTTGGATCTTTTGAAGTAATATTTTTAACTGCTTTAGGTCTAGCAATTGATTGTTTACTTCTTTCTCTTAATTGAGCCTTTGAAGAGTCTGCTTTTCTTTTTCTATCAAACAGACCTTTTAAATCCCATTTAAAATTCATACCACCCTCCTTGTTAAAGTTAGGTGCGTTGCTTCAACTATATTATATCAAATGTGCCTAGTATCATACAGACTAATACATAAACTAGGTAACCTAGTATTACATAACCTGCTATTTTTTCTGGCCAACTAAACATAGTTTACTTCCGACTTTATGTCCAACGATACTAACTATTTATGCTTCTTTTTTGATTTAAACATAGTCTTAACCTTTTTCTCTTTGTAGATTAATTTAGAAAAATAGATGGTTAATGGTGAGTTAGGTTGATAGGATTCGTATTCACTACGATAAGACTTTGATTTCTTTTTCACAAAGTTTACTTTTATTTAGTAAACTATGTTTTTAAATGATTTGTACGTTAAATGAGATAATAATTTTAGGCTCGTCTGTTTGATTTACTTTTGCACCATGTTTTAAATAACTAGGCCAAATGAATAAGTCTTTTGGTTTTGCATTATCAAAACTATTTTTTTGAGGAAAACCTATAATGTCAAATACGTCTGTCATACGGTGATATTCTAATGGATCAATAAAATACGTTTGTGTATCTTTAGGACAAGTTAATAAAAAGACACCTGAGTAATTTGCATAAGGATGATTATGTTCTTCAACGTAACCACCTTTAGGATATACGTTTGCCCACATATCAGTAAGTTTAAATTTTACGTTATTAACTTTTTCAACATTAATACTATCAGGTCGCTCTAAATGAAGTTCACTTGCAACCAGTTTAAAAAACTCATGTGTATGTTGTAAAAATAAACTTGCCAAAGGTTTAAATAAATCGTATTCAAATAACTTACGATTACGACTATGTGTTGAAGTGCTATGAGGTAAAAGAAAATGTGGGTCTTTACTGTTTTCTAATATCCATTGTTTATAAGGCTCAATTTCTACAGTGTGTAGATTTTCATTATATAAAAATGTAGGGTATATTTTATTTAACATTAGTAAGTTTGTTTAATATAATTAATATCATTTATAGTTTTAAATTCTTCTTTTTGTTTTCCTAGTGCAAATATCTTTGCTAACACAGCATCACATTCTTTTTCATTTTGAACAATGACTACACTTACATGAGTATATTGTTGGTACACTGCATACCGTAAACGATTACACCCATACCATACTGCATAGGGTATTCTTTTATTAAGAACACGTGCTCCTAAGGTATCTGAATTTTTAGTAGGATAAACAATTAAAGGAAATAACATTCCTTTTTTAGGAAACTCTTTTGCAAACTTATTCATAAACTTCATAATAACGACTTTCTTTTCTTTATCAATAGGATACATTTCATCTATATCCATATGCGTCACATCAAATTCACTATCAAATTTACTTTTCAAAACTTTCATACAAGTATATATAAGACTTTTAAAAGCGTGTTTTAACTTTACGTAGTTTAGAGAATCTCCGAGTCTCCGTCGAGTCGCCGCTTATTTTCTTTCAAACATTTGTTTAATTTTAGTATACCAATAATGACCACTGTTTCTTAATGCTTCGTTTGAAAGCCTTAGCCTCTCTAGTTTTCGTGTTAATAGTTTTAACTGAAACTTAGTTAACCTACGTTCTTCTTTATGTAACATTTCTAACTTAGAGATAATGTTGTCTATTTCTGTACAAGTAAACTCAGGTATCTTTGGTCGTCTTCGTTTATACCTTTTAAATGTCTTATAATCCACAGAGTAGTCCTTTCTGTGTTATTAATTGTTAACTGTTATGATATGAGAGTTTTGCGTTTTTTAAGCTATTCTTAAAGCATCTTTTCCAAGCACGCAGACATGACTACTTATAATTTTTTAAATTTTAAGAACTCTATGAGCAAACCATTTTAGAAATCTTTTTAAATGTTTATTTACAAATTTCTTAAAGTAAAACCTTAATATACGTACTACAATAAGAATAGGTGACGCAAGTACATCAAATGCAATAAGTCCTACATCTACTGAAAAGTCAATAACATTATCTGTAGTACATGCCTTTTTCCATCTTTGTTTGATTTCTTTTAGTGTCATATAGTTATTTATAGTTGCAATGCAAAAAACCTTTATTTTACTCAGTGAAAAATAAAAGTAATTATTTCACTATACTTCTTGCCACTTATAGTGTATATTAAGTATATGAAAACAATGATTAACTTAATAACCAAGGAGATATACATGACAAAAAAAACTGATATGACGTTTGAAGAACTTAATAATAAAGTTGATTCGTTACTTGCTGATACTAACAAAAAGATGACTGATCTTATTGACCAGTATAATGACACTTGTAATGAAGATGAAGACCATATTGATACTGTTGATTTAGACAATAAGTTTGATGAATTGTCTGATTACATATACGACTATTCACAGTAAAAAAACTTCCAAGGAAAATTTGTACTAAGAAAGTGTACGGTTTTATCTGAGTTTTAGAAGACCAGCATATGTCTTATGATTGTTATTGCATTTATAGTTTAAACTTTTACTTTAAATTTATATATGCCGTTTTCTGCTGAGTTTTTCCTAAGGGTTTAGGTCTATGGTCTCACCACGTATAATGTGTGTACCTGTAACATTCTGTGTTTTGTTAACTTCTATATTTTCTGTGTAATTACCAGAAACTACAACATTCATATTACCACCTACTTTAAGATTATAATCGCCACCAGAGTTAAC